GTCTAGCAGTTTTAATCATTGCAACAGTGTCTCTAGCCATAACACTGAACTTTTCATAACCTTTTTCCATTGCTTTATCAAGCATTGTGAATCCCATTACATAATTACTATCCTCAAGGATTATTTGTTTAATGTGAGGAGCTTTCTCTGAGATAGTTCTCAACAAACGAGTGATCTCGTTAGCATCATCTACCTCCTTGTAATTCTTGTTTTCTGCGTTGTAAAGTTTCTCAGAGCCCTTGAATGGTAACTCCTTCTTTGCAACATTGATAATGTACGTTTCTTCTGGATTTAGGTGTTTGATACTAGTTGATTTACCTGTACCTGTAGCACCAACAATCCCTACTAATTTACTTGCCATTGTTTTTTGCTTTAATTATTAATATTTAGTTTTATTCTATAAAGATACAACAAATTCTTAACAAAGTCAAGTATTATATGTATTTTATTTTATCAAATGCCCATTTTTTTATCTCAATCTTATAAATTTCTTGCCTGGTCATATCATTGATTTTAAAGTCTACAACTTTAAATGCACTCTTTGGAAGCCATGCTGCTTTCTTATTTGATTGAAATTTTACTAATTGAGCTTTTTGAGTTTCTGCTTCACAAAATATTATATTTCTAGTAACTGTATCTTCTATCATATATATTTTATTTTGTTTGTGTCAAAAAATTCTAACGCTTTCTGTAACCACTTAAGCTCTGTAGGTTCATTAGTACTTACAATATAAATGTGTGCTTTCTTATCAGGAGTGTTATACTCCATGGCCATACATCTATTAATTTTCTGTGCTAAATTCTCTGCATTACTATCAAAATAGTTTATGATCACCTTGTTAAGAGGTTTATACGTTACACCTGTATTACCAATCTTCACAACAGCCAGGTGATTACCTTTACCTTCAGCAAAATCCTCAAAGAGTTGTTTCTCTGTTGATTTGCTATGATAGGAAGGAATTCCTAAGTTGTCAGCTATTTTAGTAACACCACAGAATACTAACACTCTCTCATCAGCATGTTTCTCTAGCAACGCTCGTGTTGCTTTCACTTTAGCCAATGATGATTGTATTAGTCTCATTCTAGCAAGACGCATAAACATTGTATCAGATCCACTATTCTGCAGTTTATTAACTACCCAGGTTAGAGCATCAAACTGTTTCTTTTCAGTCTTTTGCTTTCCTTTGTAATCCTGCAGTGTAACATTATCTAATGGCACTCTAATAACATGGATTTCATAATCTACAATAACTCCTTCCTCAATTGCTTTTTCAATTGGATAGTGGGCTATTACATGAAGATCTAATTCTTCTTCAAGGGTTCGTTCTGTCCAACTGGATAATGTACCAGTTAAACCAAGGATCTGTCCATTAACATCGAACAGGTCCTTACACACTTCTATTTGAGCCTCGCTCAATAGATGTATCTCATCAATGATAACAACATCAAAGCTTAAATCAGCATACTTCTTTAAAGATAGATGGGTGGTATATGTGACAATGCTGTCATCAAACCCTAATTCTTCAAAATCAGCTTGCCAAGCATCTCTAATCTTGTTATCTGGATAAGCAATCAATATGCTCTCAGGTTTAATCTTCTCTAGAGCTAGTATACTAGTTCTAATCTTACCAAACCTAGGACATAGATTTAGAATTCCATACTTACCATGTTTTAACCATGTGTCAGCAAACTCTTTCTGCCTTTTGTCTCTTATTGTCATTCTTCAAGTTGTATAAGATCATCTAACTCTAAACATTCTACATCATTAATATAAAGAGTGTTTTGATCCATATCAAAATCCATTGCTCCTAATTCATGTGCAGGTTCAAGTCCACTCCAAAATTTAACTTCTGCATCTTTAGGACACTTTTGTAATATTTTAATTAATTCTTTTACTTTCATTCTCTTAAAAAATATGATTTATTAGTAATAGATTCATAATCACTGTCTGTGATATCTTTCTTTCTTGGGAGCTCTTTGAACATACCAATCTGGCCTAAGAAGCCCAAACCAATACGCACATCATCTTCTCCATAAGAATTCTTGATTAGTCTCAAGCTTCTGAAGTATTTAGCTCCATACTGATCTTTTAACTTATCTAGGTCATAACCACTAGGATCTGCAACCTTGTATCTCATAGGATCAAACAAGGCCATAACAACATCAGCATCATTCTGTGTTGCTGAGCTATCTGCAAAATCCTCTAGTTGAGGTTCTACATCTCCATTCTTTATTCTTGAAGGATTAGAGATGTCACGATTAAACTGTGAGACCACCACTGGACTATATCCATAGAAGTCACGAGCATATCTCAGCTCATCAGACATCTTATCAATAGCTTGCTTCTTGGTAGGTTGAGCTGTTGTAAGTTTCAATAGACCAATGTGGTCAATAACCACCATAGTTATCTGACTTGGATCATCTGGAACATATATCTTGTTCCATTGATCTAGTTGCTCAATCTTACCATTCTTTAGTGCATAGTCTTTTAGTTCTTTTGCTATACCTACAGGGTTCTCTGGACCATCAATGATTGTAACTATTTCACTTAGTTGTTCTACATAATCTCTATAGTGTAGAAACAAGTCATGTTCATCTTTAGTCATCTTCTCAGTCCAACCAAGTAACTTACCTACAGGAATAATAATACCCTGGTCTAGAAATATCTTACGAGATACCCATTTGGCCATCTTGTATGTTCTACTTCTCTCCATGGACCTATACCACACTTTCACTTTGATACCTGAAGCTAGGCCTTCTTTAGAAAGAGCCCAATCAACAGGATTAAGAACAAAAGCATCATCAATAAAAGAAGTTTTACCAGATCCTGTTAGTCCACCTACAAGATAGTACATACTCTTACGAATACCTACATATCTAGTCAAGCGATCAAATCCCATAGGAATTCCTCTGTTTAGATCATTGAGGCCTTTCTCAACTTCTGCATTTAATAGTTCAAAACTCATAATTTATGTAGTTGATTTTTAACATCATACCAATATTTCTTTCCTGTTTCTTTTATTAAATGATTAACTGTTATTATTGCATTCTGTTTTGCAACATTTAATAATACTTCTTCTCTAGCAATTCTATATAATGCATTTCTAATAAGTAGAAATTCGTCAATCATTTCTTTTGCTTTTTCTTTTGGTGTCATATGTCTGTACCTCCTTTTGGTTTTTGTGGTGCTATGTCTATCTTAGCTCCATCTCTGATTAAATCAACAAATCCTTGAAATGCTCTTTGGTTTAGATATACAGATGATCCCATCATGAATGTAAGCCTATTACTATTTGTAGCAATAGAAGCTTCTTTCTTTTGTAAGACTTCATAATTCAAAGCTTCTATAAGCTCTGCAGCTGTATACTCTCCTTCTAGTATAATCTTGTCAAACTTCAATCTGCAATCATCTTTATACAGTCTGAGTGATCTAGTACCTGGATATGTCTTACCCTTGTATTCAACTTTATCAGTGCCTGGATAAGATTTCCACCATTCTTCAAAGTCTGTTGTGGCAGGCTTTCTTCTTATTATTCTTCCAGCACTCTTAGTGTTCATGAAGTCCAATAAGTCTCTACCTAATGTTGTGAGCTTTTCATCATCTGCTGTTATAAGTCCTTTTCTTATCAAAGAATGGTAGACAGAACCAATCTTCATACTTCCATCACATAGTGGGGAAACATCATATTGCTCGTCTACCAACTTCAATAAGAATATTACATCTAGATTATAACCTCTTTTGATGAGCTCTTCGAACTGTTCTGGTGTTACATTCAGCTTCATCTGTTAATATTGGTATTTCTACTTTAATAATTGCAGGGAGTCTATTCTTAGACATCTGCTCTTCTTCCCATTGATACATTGCTGCTTCAATGTCCTTTTGTCTTTCTATAGCATAGATTTCATCATTGGGAAATTCCCAATCATCTAATATCCAATCCATTATTCAGATTTTTTAGGTCTTCCAACAGGTCTTTTTTCAGTTGGTGCACTTTCTGCGACAGCTGGTTTCTTCTTCTTGTTTCTCTTCTTGTAATACTTTCTCTTAGGTTTCTCAGTTTCATAAGGATCTACACCTTTAGTATAAGTCACCTTTCTAGGTTGAAACTTAGGCTTTTCTTCTTTAACCTCTTGAGCATTCTTTGCTGAGAAATACATAATCACTGCTGCTACAGCAGCCATACAGATAACAATAATAAATACATTCATAATTCTTCTTTTTTAATGCGAAGGCCAAACTGTAGATCAAACCATCCAAATGTTGATTCAGCCTTCCCTTTGTTAAATTTAAAAATCTTCTTTAATAGAGGAATAGCATAACGCTTGAATTCCTCATGTTGTTTTTGTGTCATGGTATTGTTAAAATACCACATTTCATCATCTT